TTAAAGCCGTTGTTCATGTTGGTGTTTACGCCGTTGATAAGCTGGGCATTCTGATAGCCGAGCTGGCAAACCGAATTGTCCACGCCGTGGAAGCCGTTAGAAACTGCGCTGCCAAGCGTGTTGAAGCCGGTCAGCATACCGTTGTTCATGCTGTAAAAGCCGTTGCACAATCCGTCCTGAATGCCGAGAACGGAACGGGAAAGGTTGTTGAAATTGAACTCACTGCACAGGTCAGAACGAGTTACTGCACCCTGATAGCCTGCGCCGTTGCCGCCGTTGTTGCCCCAGCCCCAGCCGTTGCCGCCGAAGATCAGCGCAATAATCAGAAATGCAAAAATCCACGAGCCATTGCCGCCCCACATACCGTCATTGCCGCCGCCGTTGTTGTCAGAGCCAAGAGCGTAGCCGGTTGCAAAATCGTTATCCATTTGAAAATCTCCTTTTCAGTATATATTTGAACGGAACCGCGCGTATTCCGAACATGACAAATTCATGCCGGATTTTTCTTCAAGATTCCGTAACTGAAAAGGAAACCGTAAAAAATCGTCTGTTTTTTTACAGTTTCGTATTTACTTGATCTTCATGCCGAACTGCTGTGCAAACTGGTCGAGGTCGATTCCCCGCTCTTTGGCAATGTTCATCGCCATCTGCCGCAGTGCATCCGGGCTTTTCCCCTGCATACTCTGCATGAGCTGGTTCACCATCGGATTGTTTCCCGTCATCTGGTTCAGCATCGTCATAGGGTTTCCGCCGTTCCGCATCAGCTGCAAAACCTGCATCATCGGGTTATTCATCATGCTTCGGCCCTCCTAACTGGTCGCATAAGGTATTGAACCGTGCTTTCAGCTCGTCAAACTCGCCCCTCGCTACATAGTCAGGTTTTGGCGCATCCTGATCCTGCACTCTGCGGTACAAAGCAAAGTCCGCACAGCCGGTTTGCAGGTTTAATTGTTTGGTGTAGATTGCGCCGTGTGCCGTATCTGGCATGATAGTCAATGCGCCCGTGAAATCGGTCTGTACGGCACGCGCTTCTTCCACGCTTGCGACAGGCCTAACAAGGTGCTGCGGCGACTGTACAGGCTGCTGAACCTGCTGCTGTGGGTACTGCTGCGGCTGATACTGCGGCGTATAACCGCCGTATCCGTAAGGTGCTCCATATGCCATTAGCCCAGCACCTCCGTAACGTGTTCGCTGATGGACTTGCGCGCAGCCTCTTTGTATGCAAGATATTCCTCCAGATACTCCGTGTTGCCTGCTTCGCGGTAGTCCTCTGCAACGCGCCGAGCGCAAACAGGGTCGTAGCCCAGCAACTCAAGACGTTGTTCGTAACTCATAGGCGTTCACTCCTTATACTTTCAGTATAAGGCTTTTCACTGTCCCGAACCTGTCATAAAACTCGCAATATTTTACGTTTGATGCAGTTTAGCTTGCGGTACACGGTGCTTTCGCTCATATGCAGTGTAAGTCCAATCTCAACGATAGAACGCGCCGATGCCCTCATGTCGAACACGGCGCGTTCCTCGTCTGTAAAGTTGCATTCCTGCCGGAGGTATTCCACCTCCGGTCTTGTAAACTCCGTTAATTTCATGCGGTTATCCCCTTGTTATGGTGTCACCGCATATCTTTCCCCTCGTTTTTTCTCTTAGTCGTACAGATGTGCTCTGTCGTTGATAACCAGCAGGCGCAGCAGGTCGGTGCTCAGTGCCAGCTTGCCCTGATCGTCGCCCTGCAAAAAGCACTTGTTCACCAGCTTCTGCACGGTGTCTTTCGCCCACGCCGGGCATTCGGCAACGCTGTTGTATACTTTCTTTGCGCTTTCCGCTTTGCTGATCTCCTGCTTTGCGATTGCGCGGGTCTGTGCTTCCGTCATGTCTTCAACCTCTTTCTCTGTCAGCATGGTTTTGAACTTCTCCCACAACTGAGGATTGCGAATCCACGGTTCGGGACAATTTTTCCTCGTCACATCATAGTGACGGCACACGCGCGATACCGGCACATGGTACTTTGCCATCAGCGCACGGGTCAGCTTTGCGGCGTTCTGCATCGTCGCTTCGGGGATAACGTACACGCCATTCCGGATAACGCTGCACATCTCAATGCCGATGCTGTTCGCGTTCCGGCAGTCGTTGTAGTAACTGCCGCCGCGTTCCTTGCCGCAATGCCATGCCGTGTCGCTGTCCTTTACGCTCTGCACAACGCCGTTCGGGTCTACAAAGTAGTGCGCACTGGCACGCAGGCCGCTTTCTCTTGCAAAAAAATCTGCATTGTTCTGTGCCGTATCGCCGTTGTTCGCGGTGAAATGCAGAACAATCCAGTGCACGGGGAACTCTCTGCCCTTGCGGTAGTTGCTTGGGTTACAGCCCTTAAAAGTGATTTTCATTTTTCCTCATCTCCGATTTTGTCCACCGCGTCCTTTGCGGCGGAAAGTGCCTTTTGCAGCCACGCCGGAACAGGCGCACCGAGGGAAACCGCGTTCTCAACGATAGAGCCGAGTTCCGTCAGCGTGTACCAGACTACTACCAGAGGGCACAGCAGAACCGTATATTCAAACGGAAGCGTCACGCCCGGCAGATGGTCACAAATCATACCGATAAGCAAATCCGCGCCGCCTGCGACTGCAACCACTACGATGGAACCGACTTTGTGAAAAATGCCGTCCCTTGCCGCCTTACTCGACCATTTTCCTTTCTGCATTGCCGCCGCAGTGCCCGTCAGGTAGTCCGCCGCCATTGCGACAACAAACAGCACCACAAGCCAGCCGAACCACCCCCACAGGGCGGTAAGGACGGCAATGCAAGCGGTAACAGCCGCCTTAAAATTGTTTACATTATCCATTTTCGTCTCCTTTGCGCTTTTTCTTTCTCTTTGCGCGTATGAGTTACGCTGCCGTCCCGCCGAACTCAGCCGGTACCAGTTCGGGCATACCGCATTCGTCGATCAGGATTCCCGCTACCTGCTTTTTGAGCTTCTTCGGTACCTGCTCGAACTCACACTTACCAAGAATCACACGCTGAGAAAATAACATAGCCATCATTTCTAATTCTCCTTCTGATAATAAAATGTAGATTTTTAAGGCGATTTCCGCCAACAACTTACGCATAAACTATTTGCGCCATTTCCGCGATGCAATCCTCATAAAAAGACTGCTGATCGGTCAGCGCAGTCACCTGCTGCTTGAGCGTTGCGTTCTGCGCCGCCAGTTCTTCATTTTCTGCCACGAGGTCAGCCTTGCTTTTCTCGTTTGCCTTGGCTTCCCGCAGCAGATTGTCGTAGTTGGCTTTTACCTCGTCCAGCAGACCGGGCGTGTCCTCCACCTCGGTTGTGTACTCATCGTACACCCAGCCGCGCTCGTCCTGCTTGGCGTTCAGGCAGATTCTCACCCATGCCCTGCCGGGCTTGTTTGGCATACTGCCTGCGGAGATTTTCTCCGGCTTGTTATCGCCATGTACTTTCATTTGGTATCACTCCTTTCAGGGTTCGCACATTAGACGCGCGGAAATGCTCAGGTGCGAGCTCGACGAGCCGTAGTTCGCATAGAAGCACAAAAGACCCGCAAACGAGCCGCCGCCCCAGTTGCCGCCGACATACGGAACGCACCAGCCAAGGGACGAGGTCGCATAATCCGGGATATACGTTGAATCCGAGCCGCCGGTAGTTTTGGGAATGAGTAGACCGTTGTCGGTAACGGTCAAGTCCTTAATCCAACCGTTTCCGGGCAGCGTGCCGATGTTGGTATAGCCGGTTGCGGTATCGTCCGCGTACTTGCTCGGGTCGGTGCAGTAGTAAGCGGTTGTTCCGTCCGCGTTGAAGCCGTCCACCCACTGGTATACATTGCCCCAGAGGTTTTCAATCCAGCGGTACTGGACACCAACTGAATCTAAGGAACTAACTTTGTTCTTTGCTCCAGTATGGTATGTCATTACATCTGTGACGCCGTTAGAAAACGGGCTTGATGTAACATCAACAGAACCTTTTCCAATTTTTTTCTGACAATCCCAGTCCGCAAACTCAACCACATACAAGAAAATAATCGCGCAATAAGTTGCAAAATCGTACAAATGCCACTTGTCGCCGTTATTCTTAGTGTTGCTGCGTGCGGTTGCACGAGAGATATTTACAGTAGGCATGACACCGGCTTTACTTCCGGGAACAGTGTATCTTCCCACATACTTGCCACTACCCGGATGTTTCGTCATTCCAGTCTTGGGCTTATCCGACACATAGAAATACTGCTTCGTACCGTTACGTTTCGCCGCAACATAGAACTCCGGAATAAACACCATGGTAAAGTTATTAGAACGTGAGAACCCGCTGTCACCTTTCCATGCTGTTACAGCGCCCGCATTGTTCAGATTGCACTCTTTCATGCCGCTCCATGGCATAAAGCTGTCAAAAGGACTCGAACCTGCACCCGTACCAACCGCCGGTTTCGGCTCGGTCGTTACGCTCTTTGTCACCAGTCCGTAAGGGTCAGTGCTCGGAGTTAAGCGCGTCAGCGCCGTGCTCGAATTGCTCGTATCCCAGCACACGCCAAAAACGTTAGCGTAACTCAGCGTCAGCGACTTGCTCTGCCCGCTGGCCGTAATGCTTACTGTGCCCTCCGCTGTCTGGTAACCCTTGGTAGCCTTAATCGTCCAAGTACCCGCCTTGCCAACGGTAAATACCGCCGTGCCGGTGCTGGTCTTGGTCAATACCGTGCTGCCCAGTGTCGCCGTAACTGTTGAACCACTGTCTACGGTTACGGTAATCGTAGACCGGAATTTCTCAAGCGTTACTGCAAGCGCCGTGTAATACGCCTTGGTTGTAACCTCGGTTGTATACGTCACGCCATCCAGCACGCACGACAGCGTGTAACTCGTGTTAATGCCGAGCACGCTTACAGTTGCCGTCTTGCTGCTGTCCACCGCGCCGGTGTACTGCTCACCGCCGCCGGAGAGTGTCCACGCCTGACCGACAAAATCGCTTGCAAACGTCAGCGTAATGCGACTACCGCCGCCGCCGCTCGATGCATCAACTGCACCCGGAACATTGTCAGCCGTAAAGCCTACAAGTTGTCCTTTCTTACCCCTTAACCCATCCTGTTTACTGTCCCATGTAGATTCCTTTTCGATTACCGCGCCAACTGCAGAATCAATCTGTGCGCCGGTATGCGATGAATTGTAAGCCATGCCATCACTCCTTCATGCAAAGAAATTCGTTTCCGTCCGCGTCCAGCATGGTTTCGTTGCTGTCGGACGGGATGAAGCCCCAGTTGTCGTTCCAACTGCCATCCATACCCTGCGCGTAGAGGGAAATGCGGTACTCTCCATCACCAGAAAGCAGGAAATCGTCATAGACCTCGAACTGTCGCTGTGTCGCGGCAGGGGTCTGAGAGAAGGACGCAATAAGCGTCCCTCTCCCTCTGCCCCATTCCTCGCCGGACTTCGTAGCGCGGCACTCGAATGCCTGATACGGAATGTCCGACTGAAATGCAACAATAACCTTGTCGAATCCAGAAACCGCCGAAATCCTCTCTCCCGTGATGGAAAAAGTCAGATTCGGAGCTGCCATTTACGCCACGCTCCAAGTACCGGCAGCGTTCTTTACGAACACCTTGACGATCTTCACGCCGTCGCCAGCGGATGCAGTTTCGAGGTCTGCGCCGTTGATAGTGACATTGATTGCAGTGTCGGCCTTGTAGCCGCCCTCAGTGCCGCTGGTGTTGGTAGAACCGGCAGTAACCGGAATCTGCGTACCGGCGTTTTCAAGGCTGGATTCGCTCGGAACAACCTTGATCTTGTATTCCTCGAAGTCCGCATTAGCAGAGAACGAGAACGCAGATACGTTGAAGGTTGCCACCTTAGAAATCTTGCTCTTGTCCGGGCCGGTAATCGTAACAACCGGAACAGCGGTATCCAGCGTGATCTTCGCGGTAACAGTTGCGGTTTCGTTGCCTACGTCGTCGCGTACCTTGATAGATACGGTTTTCTGACCGTCACCGCTTGCAAGCGTGATTGCCTTAGACTTTGCAAACGTAGCCCATGCCGCTTCGGCTTCCGTTGCCGCACCAGCCACGCCCCAAATCTTCATCTGGTAGCCGGCAGTTTCGGTATCCGTCAGACCGATCGTTGCCGTTACCGCCGTACTGGTCGCATAAGCAGCACCGTTGTTCAGTTTGAGAGTAAGCCCGGCAGGCGCGGTCGTGTCCAACGTTAAGTTAAAGAAAGATGCCATGTTTTACACTCCTTTTGTGTTTAATTCAAGGTAAAGGTAGGAGCTCTTGCGGCGATAGAGCAATTCCTCGCCCAAATACGCCTCGTAAATTCCCATCTTTCCTAAGAAATACGCGATAATGCTTTTGTCTCCGATATACATTCCGTCACCCCGTTATCAGATAAAGCACAGTTTCATCGTGATTTTCGATTGCGTCATACTCTGCACGGGTCAAAACGCGAATAGCGGAAACATCATTTGAAAACACGTTGCCATGCCCGCCGCCCGATGCAGGTACACCGGTATCTTCTTCACCAATCCACCAGTTACCGTTGTCTCCGATGAACGGAGTTAAGCCCTTCGCGCTTACGCCCGTGTCCTTGTCTGCAATTACCCAGTTGCCGGTATCGCCAATGGTCGGGTAAGTGTTGGCAAGCGCTTGCATTCGCTTTTCAAGTTCGGTAAACGCTGTCGGAATTTCCGGCCAGTGTGCGTCACCGCTCATCGTAGGCGGGATGTATACATGGATGCTGTTTGTACTGCGCGTTTTCTCGCCTTGCGTGCCGTGCAGCTCAAAAGCATATTCACCTGCGACGGGAAGGTTCTGCGCAGTCAGCAACACCGAGATTCCGGTTTCGTTCTGCTGCATCGGCAGGATATCCATGTTCCCACCTGCTGACACATACATTTCCCACGTCCAGTCAGGCGGGAGATCGCCTGTAACTGTGATGGAGCGCGTCAGGTTGTCATGCTGGCGGGCAATTACTTCACAATCTGCGGTCATCTCCCAGTTGTTGAAATAGATCACGTGTTCTTGCCCTCCAATGCCGCGACACGGGCGGTCAGTGTATCCAGCGCCGTTTTCAGCGCGTTATTACCGCTCGTGCTGTCGTTGGTCTTGGTGACTGCCGCGTCGATTTCCTCGCCGCTGTACTGGCTGATGTAGTAACCCGCGCTCCCAGCGGTCAGCGCGTCAAGCAGCGCATCAATTTGCTCGCTTGTGTACTTTCCGTTGTATGCCATTAAACCACCAGCTTTCTTTTGAATTTGTCGATTATGATTTTCCCGTTCTTGTCACGGATGGGGCATGTTTCGGTTCCAGTTTTCGGTTTGGAATAGTAAATCAAGATGCAGCCCGGCGCACCGTCACCGCCAGCGCCGCCATCACCGCCCGCGCCGACTTTCGGTTCTCGTGCTTGATATGCGTTGTAATAGCCAATATAGTTCGTGGTGTAACTGGTTTTACCACCGCCACCGCCTCCGCCGTGTCCGGGATATCCGCCGCGTCCTATCATTTCAGGTATCGGCCGTTTGGGAGGTGTGCCGCCTTTGCCACCATTGCCGCCGGATAGGAATGAGTATCCGTCTTTGTGTCCATCATCTTCATCTGGTTCGATAATTGCCAGTTCGCCGTCTCCGCCGTTTGCACCAGCGCAAGCGCCTCCGCCCAGACCGTTATACAGCCAAATGCGACCAGATATACCGCCGCCTGAACTGTATCTCTGCGTAACTCGACTAACCACGGTTTTGCCTGGTTGATACACAACACCGTCATATGTCAATGTTTCTGTATTGAGCTTGGTCGAGGAATCACTATTGCCACCCGTTCCCTTTGCCCCACTAACGCCGTCATTTATGCCGACTTGGGCGTAGGTAGTTCCGGAAAACGTATCAGTAAAGCCATCAACATTGCTCGCTCCATCTTCCGAAGTCAAATCTCGGAATAGTGTAGCCCCGCCAGCGTTGCCAATAGCAAGATTGGATTCACCGCCCGCGCCGCCTGAACCTATCGTATACGGAATAGATTCATTCGGTGAAACGGTGATTGTTGCTTGCATTATTTTGCCGCCGTCACCGGGGCTTCCGGGGGCACCTCCCTCACCGCCTGGCGCAAAACCGTAATAATCACTGCGCGAGGAACCGGATCCTGTTGTTTTTTCGGTCGGGTCGCTATTGCCGTCGCTGCCGCGCGCGCCAGCCTGACCGCCTTGACCGCCGCCAATTAACACAACACGGATACTTGTAACGTTATCTGGAACAGCCCATGTTCCGGATTCTGTAAGCACGTCAACATAGTCGTAATATTCCTGCTCGCCGATATCCTGTGGTTTGTAGCCAACCAGCACGCTTTCCTGTGCTGCCAGTTTTCCAGACACGGTGACATCTACACTTTCAACGCATCCGGTCACTTCACCGCCGTAAGGGTGCGAAATCCGCACCACATCGCCGGGAATCTCACGCTTAATAGCGATTTTATTATTGATGCGTTCGTTATGGCTGTAATACTCAGCAAGGCGTTCTGCAATGGCTGTTGCGTTCGCAAGCGAGACAAGCGTTGCATTCTCTACCTTTACCGTGTTGTCCGACTGTTTAACCAGGCTGCGGCTACGGGTATTTGTCGGGGTGATAATCTGCCGTGTAACATGGGTGTACTTCTTGCCATTCAGCACGCCGGAACCGGCAGTAACGATAGCATAGTTTGCGCCGCTTTCTGTGATTTCAAAACCTGTGGCTTCGAGGTCGTAGCACGGGTCATCAAACGTGATCTTATCACCTGCCGAGGTCGTGCCGTTGAACAGTTCCGTAACTTCCGTTGTGCTCTGCGAATAGGCGTGCTCAGTAACGATAACTTCCGTAACCGGAGTTGCATATTCTACCGAGCCGCCCGCGTACATTTCGCTTGCAGTGATTTCGCTCGACTGTCCGTCCCACAAGCCCTCGATACGGATTGCGCCGTTGTAGTCCACTTTCAGCGTTGCGCCAATAGCAAACAGCGCTTGCGCAAGGTTTTCGCGCCGCGTTGCGATAGGCAGCCATCCATACAATTTGATATTTGCAATGTTGGACTTCACATAGCAGGTCAGCGGTGAGCAAATGTCCGTACACACTTCGCGCACGGTTTCGCCGGTATAGATACCGCCGTCGTGGTAGGTTTCATCCAACAGACCAACGGTCGAGGTGCAGGTAAAGTGATAAGTGTTGATAGAGGTGCGAGAGATTGTCTGCACATAAAAAATCCCCATCTGATTTCCGTCATGGTAGAAAGTCAGTGGGGTGTTACGGATAAACTCCGTTAAACCGGTATCGTCCGACTGCACATCAAAGGAAAACGTGTCGATTTCCAGCGAGGCACTGTTCAGCGGACGCGCATAGTACGCATTTCCGCTGATTACATCGTGCGCATCGAACGTGCGATCAAGATATGTGATTGTATTTGTTCCCATGTGTCACGTCCTTTGCGGTGCCATTGCGATAAACTGAACGGAAAGTCCCGTCCAGTATGCTTCTCCGGGTTTCTTGCGAATGAGGTTATCTTGTCCAGCAGTAACATATGCGTTAAACGTAAGCGTGCTCTGTGCATACGGAACAACAATTCTGTGACTGTCCTGCGGTGCACTCAGAACCTCGTACAGCGCATCGTAGTCGCCGTACTTGCCAACTGCGGGAAGAATCGTAATCTCGTAGTTGTAAAACGTACCGATAATGTCGCGAATCATTGCGCCGCTGAGCGTTCGCTCTGCGTTCTCGCCGTCAAGCACCTGAAATTTACGGGTAAGGCTTGTAACAAGGACGTTGTACTTCTTTCCGTCTACGGTAAGTTCCATTTATGCACCTCCTGTTACAAGACTTACGCCGCGTCGCCGTGTTTCGCCGCTGTTGTACGGGCCGGTAATGCGTGCAAACTTCGCGCCGTCGATGTAAAGCTCGATAGGCTGACTACTGTTGCCGGTGCCGCCGCGTGCGTCCAGTGCCGCGTTAAACGCATCAATCATGGTGGACAGTGGGGTTTCCACATTCACGCCGCTTTTCTGATCGCCCAGCAGCGCGAGAAATTCGCTGTTCGGGCTGATAACTGCACCATTTGCAAGGGCAGGAATGTCAAGCGAATAAGGCGCAACAGGCACAGACGCAGGCAACGCATATGCGCTCGCCCCGCCGCCAAAGAACGACGAGATTCCGCTTGAGACTTTGTTTCCGATGGAAGAGAAAAAGTCCTTAACTGCCTGAATAGCATCTTTAATCGTTTGGATGATAGCTTGAATTTTCTCTACAATCCAATCGCAAACATTTCCTGCTACTTCTTTAATCTTGTCCCAGTTGGCAATGACGAGAGCCAATGCAGCAACGATTGCAACAACAGCAACGAGAATTGGGTTTTCCGTAAACAGCGCAATAACGTCCGAAATCGTAGAAGCCATCTTGACCAGTTGCTGAATAATTGCAATCAACTTAAATGCTGCAATAAAGCCAACAACCAAGCCCGTAAGAACTACAAGCAGATTCTGGTGCTCTGAAAGGAACTGAATCACGGTGGCAAGCAGGTTAATCAATCCGGGCAACGCGGTTTCAATTACCCATCCCAAAAACGGTAAAACAATGCTCTGATGAACGTTTCCGAGCACTTCTCCGATGGTATCGACAAGATTCTTGATTGATTGCAATAGGTTCTTAATAGATTCCATGAGCGGTTCAAAATTTAGCTGTGCTGCCCAATCCGCGGTCGCCTTTGAACATCTGTCGATATATCCGAGAATCGAATCCACAATACCGAGAATTGCTTCCCAAATTTGCACGCCGTTGTTGTTCTTCTCCCACGCTTCCTGCAATCTCTGCGAGATATTTCCAATCACGTTTGCAATATTGGTGACGATGGAAATGATGTGCCCCATAATGCTTTCGCCCAAACCGGCTTGATTCCAAGCAACAAGGAACGCCTGACCGATGGAATTTACAAAGCTAACAACATTCGTAATCGCCGTCATGATTGCCTGCAACATGGCTTGTCCTGCGTTTCCACTGTTCCATGCGTTAATAAACGCTTGACCAATAGAGGTGATAATCTGAACGATCGTGTTCAGCAAGTTCATGATTGCTTGCAACATCTGTTCGCCTGTGTTGTTCGTGTTCCACGCATTGGTAAACGCCGTTGCAATGGCGGTAATCAGGTTGAAGATGGTTTGCAGCAGCAGTTGAATATTGTTCAGCAGTTCAAGACCTGTGCCGTTCGTCCAGACCGACATAAATGCTTGACCGATAGCGGAAACCATGTCTTTCAGCGCAGAAAGAGCGTTCTTTGCGCTTTCAATGGTCTGCTGTCCGTACTGCGCCCACGAATCCTGAAATACTTTCCAGAAGTCAGTGAGCCATTGCGGTGTCTGATTTTTTGCTGCGGAATAATCCGTATCAAACTTAGGTGCGCTCGGGTCGGTCGTGTTATTGCTGTTATTGGTTAATTTCTGGACTGTATCGAACGATGCAAGAGCCTTTTCAGCTTTCTTCGCAGACGATGCCGTGGAATCCAGTGCATCCGTTTGCTTGTTCAGTTCCTTTGCATTTTCCTGCGCCTGCTGTGCGGTCGTACCGAACACAGACGCGATAAACTGCGCCATCTGCGCCGTTACCTGTGCAAGAGCCTGCATCAGCTTATTCAGCCATGGGATGATAGATTCATAGATAGGCTGAAACGCCGTCAGCAGGTTGCTTTTCACCTGTCCGAACGACTTTGCAAACGTCTTGTTCGCAAGCAGAGCCTTGCCCAAACGGTCAGCCATTGCCGTAAGCGCTTTGGAAATCAAGTTGAAGAACAACGCGCCCGCAACGATAGATCGCAGACGCACACCGAACGACTGCACGCCGCCCGTTGCTTTCTTCATGGACTTTTGACTGGAACGTCCGAAATTGGCGAATTTGGCTTTGAGCTTGTCAATCGCTGCGCCCAATTTGCCGCCGAGAAAATTTTGCAGACTTCCGACAGACGTTTTCAAGCCAGCGCCCAAACCCGCAATAACTCGTTTCAGCTTAGCCATTTTGGAATTTGTCTGACTTACGAAGTCATTCATTTCCGACTTGGACTGTTTCAGCCCGGCCTTCATGTTCTCTAACTGCGTGGTCTCATTGGCAAGGCTTTGCCGTACATTCTGACCGGCGCTGCTCATCGTGGACGATTGCTTGATCTCGGCAAGCTGTTGTTTCAGTTGTGCCGCTTTATCATCTGCGTTTCGCAGAGCTTCGCCCAATTTATCCGATTCAGCAACAAGCGAATTCAGCTTTTGCGCCGATTCCGAGAATTCCTCCTGTGGGATTGCGCCCGTTGCCGCCTGTTTCAGTTTGGTGTTGTAATCGCTCTGAGCCTTTTCAATCTCAGCGTTTACTTCATCCAACCGAGCAGCCAGACGTGCGGCTTCTTTCTCCGTTGCTGCAAGGTCGGCTTGCATTTTAATGCCCTTCGTGCCGCCAGCAGCTACCTTGTTCCACTGTTCAGCAAGTTTTTGTACCTTTGCGGCTTGTTTATCTACGGCGGCTGATTGCTTTTCAATGTCTTTCGTCATTTGTGCAATCTGCTTTTTCGCTTGTTCGTCGCTTACAGTAGCGTCGATTCTGATAGAGCCATCCGCCATTTATTCACCGCCTTTCTAATTGATCTGCGCCCAGAAAGCGTCAATAGCTTCCTTTTCCTCTTCGGAAAGTGCGGGTGCAGGGGTTAAATTACGTTTGAGACGTTCGTATTCCTGTTTCTGTTTTCCCTTCATTTTGCTTGTGTCCGTGCCTCTGATTTGCAGGGCATGAGACATTGCCGAATCTTCGTTAAGGCTTTCCATCATTGCCATAAACTCAAACCAGTGCAGATTGACCTTGTGCAGCTCAATACCGAACGTCTGCCGGAACGATGCGTACAACCGTGCAGAGTCGAAATCGAACCACATCATGCGTTTACCGCCGGGTTCAATCTCTCTATCGTCGCCACAGCGAACAAACCACTGCAAACCTTCCAGTGCAATGTCAATGGGTGGCATCCCTGCTCCGTAAAGCAAGGATAATGCCACCCATACACGGTCATTATCGCTTAAATTCGGGTCGTCCAGTGCAAGGGAAATCTGAATGCCGATTCTGTAATCCGTGCGAATCAGATACCCCTTGTAAGAGCTTGGCAGGCGGTCGAGCAGCATGTTAAACACTGCCGACACGCTCCGCGCTGTACTTGCTCATGTTTGCTGCACGCTTCTCAACGTGACTGTCAATGATGGGGGTAATCTGTGCGAAGAAATCAAGGAACTGGTCGGAGGACGGAAGCACCGCACCAAACACCTTCGCGCAAGTATTTTCGCCAATCAGCGCGTCGATTTTGTCCTTAACGTCTTTGTCAAACGCTACGATATCGTCCAGAGTGTCCAGAACGTCGCCTTTCTTCTCAGAAATAGCCGTTGCCTTGTCTTTGATTTCATTCAGCAGGTCGAAAAAGCCTTTGACAAAGCTATCATCAGACAGCGGAAGGGAGATCGTCTCTCCCTTGTCGTTGACTTCAATAACCTTTACGCCGCTGTTTACGCGGATACTATCCATTCCTCGTTACCTCCTTATACGGATACGTTCGCAGTGAATACCGGTGCGCCGCCGGTGATCTTAACAGTGCCCGGAATCGGGTCGCCTACATAGTTCAGCGTATATTCCAGCGTCGGAGATTCGCCGCCTGCGCCGCCGTAGGTATCAACCTGTACAGATACTTCCTGCACCTCTGCAACGTAAGTCGCAGTGTCGCTGTCACTGGTAGCATTCCACATGTCCACATTCAGCAGCCATGCGTGAGAATCTGCCAGAGTAGCACGAGCGCGACGCTTCTTGTCGATAAACTCAAACACGTCATCGCCCTTGGTGCACTGCTGAGAAACGCTCATGGTCGGCTGATAGCCGGTAATCTCAGTGGTAGCAGAATCCGAGATAATGTCCTGCTCGGTCTCGGTCTGTGCACCGTAGTCCGTAGATGCTTCGGTTACGTTCTTGCCGATTCGTGCCCACTTTGCAGCGGAATACTCACCCATCTTGTCGGACGTATCCAGAAAGTGTGCAATCAGAGGACGTTTAATCTTTTCAGTTGCCATTTTTACACCTCAACTTCATAGTTAATGGTTAAGAGGATTTGGTAATCCTCGGTTAAATCTTCGTATCGAGCGATAAGCCCCGCAGGGGTCGTTCGCTCAACAGATGTGACGGTCATTCCCTCGCCGAGATCAGGCGGGTTTTCTTCCGCCCATGCTCCCAGCTCATTCAGTAAGGATTCAACGTCGAGACGTTCCTCGCTGTCGGTCGGCAGGGCGCGATACATCACGCCGAACGGGTACTGTGCAGCATATCCGCCGTCAATGTACTGTGCGGTTTTATACGCGCTCTGTACACTGGTAAGCATCATGCCTGACCGTTCCGGCGGGAGATATTCAAACTCGATTTCGGGAGCATAGCCTTTCAGCCATAAAAGGACAGCCCGTGAAACACCGTCTTGTTCACGAGCTGTTACCGTGTTCAATTTCTCACTCATCGGTCAAAATCTTGCGCACTCCTTCCATCCAGCGCGTTTCATTCAACGCCTTGCTTGCCTCGAACCAGTGAGAACGCGCATTCTTGTGCATTCCCTTGCTGTATTTGAGGTTTCGATCTGTCAATGCCTTGCGTGTGCTCTTGGGTGCAAACGTACTGCCGGTTGCCGGGTAAATCATCACCTTGCCGTAATACTGGAATCGTGCATAGGGAAAGGCGTACACGATGGTATTCCCCTGTCGGTGCACATTCTTTGCCAGCGCTCCGGTTCGCGCGGGAACAAACTGATCGGTGTCCTTGATGATTTCCTCACAAAGCCACTTGTTAGCCTTTGCGACGCGCTTTTCCAGTACGTTTTTCGGCACTTTCAGATTCAGGGAATAGTAAATCATCGTCCGCCCACCTCCAAATGCTGCAACAGGCCGTAGTCATAGCGCGAAATGCTTGTCACTCGGTATGTTTCGTGCTTCTCACGGCATTTCTGGTAGCTGCCCTCATCCGGCACATCACCACGGGCGAAATAGTCCTTTTCGGACGATAGCGTAAGTTCGCACGGCAGAGGGATATGCAGCGTGACGGAATCCGCGCTGTTAAGTGCGGTTTTCGTTGCCGCTGTGCCTCTGGTGCTTTCCAGCAACACGCCTGTAAGCACTGTTCGGCCGGACGGCTGAAAGATCGTCACAGTGTGCGGTAATTTCATGCTGTCACCTTTGCCCTTTCAAACTGTGTCGGCAATTCTGCCGCTTCGGAAAACGCCTTGTATTCGCGCCGTAACGCTTGCAGACGTATCTTTGCATTGTTGGCTTGCTCGGTATCACCGGCAGCTTCAAACGCCATCCTACGCCGTGTCTGCTTCCTCATAGCTGTTTCCAACTTGCGCTGCATCTGCGTCGCTTCGTAGGCGGTGTAAGTCTTGCCCTGATACTCAAACGGCGGCGGGTCGATGTTCTTTAGTTCATCGTCCGTATAGACGCGCTCAGAAACGCCCTCCAAAAACGGATGAAAATGATGTCGCTATCGACAGTTTGCTCCGCATAGTCCGGTTACTGTTCCGTATCCGGTTGACTTTATGAAATCTGGATAAACTGACACTTCACCACCTCCTTCCCCTAAAGGTGCAAATGGAATACATTATTCTTTCCCTTTCCTCTAAAATATGATATAATGAGATAGAGGTGATATAATGGGAAGCAAATTGCACGATTTAACAGGTATGCGTTTTGGACATTGGTATGTTCGTGAACGCGATACTACAGAGCATTTTCATCCCACCAGATGGATATGCGTTTGTGACTGCGGAACCGTTCAAAGCATTTCTTTGCCTGCACTCAGGCACGGTTCTTCTTCGTGCAGAAAATGTGCTGACGGAGTTGTGCGAAATCCAAACTTTCTCCGAAAGCATTCCAATCGTCTTTATCACACATGGTCGGAAATGCGGCGGCGTTGCGCCGGCAAATGCACAAATTCCGAATATTATAAAGAAAAAGGAATCGGATATGCCGAGGAATGGGATGATTTCGATACGTTTGCGCGTTGGGCGCTTGAAAACGGATACGAAAAAGGGCTTGAAATTGATCGGATAGATGGAGATAAAGCATATTCTCCTTCTAATTGCCGATGGGTTTCGCACAAAGTAAATTCTCGCAACCGAAAGGCACGAAAAAATAACACTACCGGCGTTGCAGGCGTTGCTATCAGAAAGCGAAAAGATGGTAGCATTGTCTATCGCGCGTCTATCTCATCCGATAACGGAAAGGTGCTTTTAGGCACTTTCTATTCGTTAGAGGATGCCGCAAAGGCTCGCAAAGAAGCAGAATTGAAATACTGGGGATTTAACATCGGCGAATAAAACGCCGGTGTTATTTTTTCCACTTAAAACAACGCCCCTGCCACTTCTTGTGATTTTCCCATCCCATAGGCCCGTCTTTGTCTCGTGCCCCTCGGTGCGCTGTTACTTCGACTAAATCAGTTTCAAGCACTTCCATAGCGCGTTCAGAAAACTTTTGCGTAACTTGGTTTAGTCCAGTAATCAACGCACGCCGCGCCGCAACGTCAGCATGGTTCATCCAACCGGACGCATAATCAACGGTGCGAATACCGCTGTCAGCCAGTTCCTGCACAGCATCTTCAAGCGCCTGCTGCACTGTAAATCCGCCGGAGTAAACCTTCATTTCTGCCTTATCAAGCACAGCCTGATAGGCTTTTGCGATAGGGCGGAACACGATTTCGCCGTTCATCTGCACAGCAAAACCCAAAGAACGGGTAATGTTGCGGTACTCATCGAGCATTTGCTTGCGAATCAGTTCAATTTCTCGCGCCGTCACGATTTCGAGTGGCATTGTAATACCCGCCTTGTCGGACAGCTCGCCGTAATACTCGCGGTTCAGCTTTACAACGCGGTCAAGCGCATCCTGCACTTCCTCCGTGCTGGCCTTGGTATGATTTGCGATACGCCGTTCGATGGTATCCATATCCAGACCGTATGCTTTCAGCGTGCGTATGTCGTTTATCGTTACCTCATTCAGTTCGCCGGTCAGCTTGAATCGGGAGCAAATCTCACGCAACAGATCATCTTCCATTGCGAGGATTGCTTTCACAAGCGGTTTAGGCGCGTTTTCAAGGTATTCCGGAGTAATAGGATACTTCATCAGCCGATACCGCCATAGAGTAAGCCAGTACCGCACAAATACTGTGCGATAAGTCGTTTTTGCCGATCTTCAATGCTCTGCACCTGTGCAGCAATAGCAGAGTTAGCGCCGTAACTGCGAGACCACGAGCCGACACTCTCAGAGGATACCGCGCCGCCGTCCGTAGAAAAGACGGCGGTTTCTGCGGTTTCCTGATTGTGCATGACTTCTGCCAGCGCACAGTTAAGGCGTTTTACTCGGTGCATTACAGTGTCGCTCAGAACGCCGTCAGAGCGTCCGAGCGTTGCGCAAGAGATAATATCCGCCGCTCTCCCTGCTACGCGGTCGTAATCCTCCTCATCAATCAGATTACCCTTGTAACAGGTGCGGTAAAAGTCATAGTTTGCGTACACGGCGGATTGCTCCTTTCTTTACGACGGCAGGGTTACAGTTGCAATGTACAGGCCGTTCGGGTCGGGCAGAACCGGAATAAACATACCGGATGCCTTAGTCCAGATTGCAACCGGGTCAGGGGTCTGCCACTGGGTCATGGTGATGTACTGGTTCTGCGATGCAGCAGTAAATGCGCCCTGTGCTTCCTCTTCCGGAGTTACACCCCACAGACCGGCGCCGAACGAACCGTTTGCCATGGTTGCGAGGAACGCAATCTTGTTCTTCGGGAAGTAGCGCTGAGTGGTCAGCGTGCCGTCTGCCTTTTCGTAGTTGTAAACCTGATCGTTTACAGTGATGCGCTCGATGCCGAACAGACGGGAGAACAGGCTCGTAATCTCGTCCTGAGTTGCCAGACGACCAGCGAAAGCAGAGCCGAAAAGCGCGTTCTGGATAACAGCGCTCTTAGCAAGCAGGCTGAGAACAGCAGAGCTGGTGACAATCTCACGCAGTACGCGGCCGGTTGCAATAGCAGCGTCGCGCACGCCCTGAATATCGTCGAGGATGGTCTTTGCCTTTGCCTCGGTAGACCAATCGAAAGCCTTGTTCGTGTGGTCGGTCGGAACACCGAAGTCGATAGTGGTATTGACGTGGTTCTCGTTGATGGTCATCTTGCCGGTTGCAAGAAGCTCCTGCTTTGCAACCTCGGTACGGGTCTTTACACCCTCGGCCAGACGCGCCATATCGTCAAAGATATAGTCGAGAATCTCGTTGTTGGTGCTTACGCCGTGGTTGCGGAGCAGGCGGACACGCTCAGAAAGGTTGATCTTGCGCTTGATGAGCAGCTTCTCAACGGTTACGATGCTTGCAGTCGGGCGGGAGCCGATCTGTGCCTCTGCGTCGAGCGCGTGCACGGTTGCCATGGTCGGCAGGTATGCACTGTCAGACATTGCGAGATACTTTGCGGTGATGTTCTGCGTCTTCTGGTCAGGGAACAGGCGGTCGCCGGACATCTCCGGGCGGGCAATGTTGAAATTCTGACCGAAGTCCAGCAGTTCAGCTTCTTTCAGCAGTTCTACAAATTCCATAGGTTATTACTCCTTTACGCTCTGGTGGTTTCCGGCGCGTTAACAAAAACAACGCCGCTCTTTTCGAGGGTGGACTTTGCGCCAGTCTTGGAGCTATCGTCCGCGCTCGGCTGTGCGGGCAGGCGGTTTGCATATACACGGCCAGCAACAATAACAGCAGCTACACGGTCGCCGTTGGTTACGTCCACATCCTCAAACACAATGCCCTCTGCGGTGTTGTCGTTCAGCGGGAAGATAGTGCCCTGCTTAACAACCTTTCGATTGCCATCAGCAGTGCCGAGGGTTGCAGGAATGAGACGGGTCTTGGTAATCAGGCCAACTTCGCTTGCGAGGATAGACGGCTTACGTGCACCGTCAACTTTGTTTACATAAGTGCCCATAGGTTATTTACTCCTTTCCCTTGGGTGCGAACTGTGCGGAATACCGCTGTGCAGCCAGACCAGCAGCACTTACCGTATGCGGTGCGGGATTCTGAATCGGATTTGCAAACGTCGGAGCAGGTTTTTCGCTCTGAAATGCCGCCGGGTCGGATTCCTGCTGCTTCTTGCAGTAATCATCAAAGCCGGTCAGTGTGCCGTCCTTCATTTCCAGTTTGTTTGCGGTCAGGTCAGCGATAAATGCCTTTTCGGCCGCCTTGGAGGTAAACTTAATACCCTTTGCGGTGATACCGGCGCGTACTGCGTCCGCATAATCGCGGGCATCGAGCTTGCTCTGGAATTCTGCGGTGTCGGTGTCGTACTTCTTCTGCAGGGTGTCGAGCTTGGTCTTCAAGTCGTCCGCGTCGCCCGCATTTTTCTTCAAGTCCTCAATGTCCTTGTCGCGCTGGGTGAGCTGGTCGCGCAGGTCGGTAACGTCTTTCTTGGCTTCTGCCGCCTGTGACTTGTATTTCTCAACGTCCTTGCCGTTCAGTGCAAAAACCTTATCTGCCTGTTCGTCAGTCAGACCGATTTCTAACAGTTCTTCTTTCTTCATGTGTGTACTCCTTTCAGATTAGGCGTTTTAGGTGGTCGCCGTCACCGATCTGCCTGCACTTTTAGGCTTGCAGGATAGCCAATTTCCGTAGTTTAATGCCGTTGCGGGCATGAAAAAAGCGCCTTGTGGCGCTGGATTCACTTTATCAAAGCGGGTTATGCGATTATCAAAGTCGATTTGCTAACAGTTTGATTATTCCTCGCCCTCTGTTAGCTTTTCCGCGTTCGGCATCATTGCCCGCGCTTCTTCCTCGGTTACGCCGTACTTCTTTGCAATGTACAGCTCGCCTCGAATGAGACCGGCAGAAACGTCATTGCGCATATCCGCAAGTTCTTTCTGCTTGCTCTCGGTGTCCTGCACAACGCCGTCGCCCCAATCACACTGCAAGTCCCAATCACCAGCAGGCGCAAGACCGTAAAGCGTGGCGTAAACGTCCATGCCATACAGCAGGCCATTCAGAGCGTGTTCAAGTGCCGCCTGCGTATCCCTCACAGTGACGTACATTGTTTGTTTACTGGATACGATCTCGGTTGCAGTTGCGTTTACCGTCTGAGGGTCAGACAGCGTTCCGAAAGACAAGCCGCAGTTCAGCTCGATCATCTTCAATGTGTCTTGGAAGCCCTTGTATAGCGCATCGTTGCGGAATTCCGGCGAAAACTCCTGATAGAAGTCTACGTTTTCAAACGGCATCCGGCGGAACAGACGGTCACGGAGCAGCGGGTTCGTGTGCGATAGTCCGTGCTCATCTACAACGCGCTGTGGAATCGCAGAATCACTCATCAGGATACGGCGTTCGCCGCTTTCATATTCCCACACGAGCCGCTCCCACTGCTGGTCAGCCTGCCGGATGAGGTCAACTGCTGCGCCGCTGTAAAGCGACACACCGAGCGGGCTTTCCGGCTCGATGTTGTTTGCAATCGGCACTTTGAAAAAACCGAAAAGCGGGCGTTCTACGTTCTGAATCGTCGTTTCCGGTGCAATCTGTGCCCAGTCCTCTACAGTATTCAGCGGTACTTCCGAGCCGATACTACCGTTCTTGTCGGAGTTGTACGCCTTGTTCTTGATGGTGTACACGCCGCTTTTCAGTTCGTGATACTCCAATTTGGTATAATATCGGTTCTTTTCTCGCTTGGTATCCGCGAACACTGCCGCTGTGATTTCGCCGTTGCTGTCAACACTGACCGGGTACGCGCTGCCGACTGTGTTAAAGTCCACAAGCACACGGTTCTCTAATACAAACGGCTTGTAGAAGAAACCGCCGACCGAGAGACCCTTTTCAACGTCAATTCGCATGTGTGGAATCATACCGCGCAGGCTTTCGTTTAGGAATTCTGCTCGTGCGCCGCCATCAACAGTGATGGTGCTTTCAATGGTGGTTGGGCGTGCTACTGCTCGGCAGATAGCCGACGGCAGGCCGCAAGACGTAACATTCCGGTTGCCGTGCTGACCGAGCCACTCGGCATCGTCCATATACATCCGTCGCCACAGGTCAATGTTTGACTGCATCGTGGAATCATATACCGCCGTTGCCCCTGTCAGCTCTTCAATTTTGTTTGCCGGAATCATTGCTTGCCTCACCGCCTTTATTAACTGCTTCAACCGTTCAAACATTCACAAGCCCCCTTGCTCTAACCTCTCGGCGCACTATCGTCTGGAAGTAATAGCGTGATGCGTCCATATCATGGTCGAACTCCTTGATAACCGCATCTTCGGGGGATTTATCGTCCCACATATACATGCCGAATTCGTCGATTGCTCCGGTACAGCTTGCATTGTACTGTGCATAACCAGCAGCAAGCAGCGTTCCCATCAGGCGGATACCGTCAAGCACGCTGTTGTCTGCGTCACGCACACGGAATTTACCGTGTCTGCGGATTGTTTCCTTGAACGATGCAGCCGATGGGTCAATAATGATCGCCTCGATATACTGACCACCGACGAACGTTTCAAGATCGGCGTAGTATTCCTCATCTGTTTTCTGTTTCTTCTCCTTGCGGCTGTCGTGCCGATACGCACGCACGCAAGTTGATTTGCAGGTCATTTCATCAAACCGCCAAAGCTGGAACACGGTCGGGTTAATTGTGCCGTAGTCGCAGGACACAAACCAGCGATTGCCGGAACCTTCACCATCCGTAACGTGCAGTTCAGTCGAGAACATAGGATAAACCAGACCCTCTGCAACACGTCGCATACCGAGGATATCACGCTGATACCAGATGCTCTTGCGGTCGTATGTCGCAAGGATTTCTTTCAAGCGTTCATCCGATACGGAAAGGTTGTCTGCAATGGTGAAATGTCCGTAGTTAAAGCCGTAGTTTGGGTTCTCCTGCTGCTTCTCCATATGGAAGTTGAGCACGTCCGTGTAGTACGGGTGGTTCTCGCCCTTCGGGTTAAGATCGTGATAAATGCCACGGTCGCCGCTCGTCATGGTACGGTCAAAGACTTCCTGCACAAACTTAGGGTGGCACTCGTTTGCCTCGGTGATATACGCAAGGCCGTAAGTGTTGCCCTTGATGTTCTTCTCGTCGCCGTCTTTACGACCGCCGGATACAAGCACGATCTTCTCAGCGCCGTTCCGCGTTTTGACGTAGATGCAGTCTCGGTTCTGATACTTACCTACCCGACAATTCTGCTTGCCGAAATAGTTAATCATGCCGTAACCGTCGCAGTCGATGATATTAAGCATTGCCGACGCAGTAGAAACGCCTGCAATGAGGTGGAATCTGTTCGGGTGCTTTTCCAATCGAGCGCAGAACGCCGTTGTTTGCAATACGTTCTTACCGCCACGCTTGCCGCCCTCGGCCACGTTGAACCAGCTATGAAGGGATTTATAGAAATAATCCACTTGTTTTTTCGTGAACGGTGCGGGGATATTATCCATCTTCAAAATCCTTTATGTCTCTGTCCGGTGCAGGCTTCATCAGCATATCAACGAGCGGCTGCACGCCGTTGTCGTTATCGCTTTCCATCGGTGCAGGTGTATCGCTCTGCCCGAGGTACTGCCTACCTAACCAGATCAGCATTTGTATATTTCCACCTTTAGCCGCCTGTACCTGCCAATGTCTCAAACGCAAGCGCATCTGTGACACGCCGCGCACATAAGCCGCCCTTACATCCTTGCGATTCAGAAAGTTTCCTCTCGCAAAGTCCAGAGCGTCCGCAATGTCCGCTTGGGTGTTGCCCTCTGCGGCAAGTTCTTCGACGGCTTCAAGATCAATTACTTTCTTCGGTCTGCCTCTCGGCATTTCCTAACCTCCTTTCACCCAATAGAAAAGCACCGAGACTTTCCCGGTGCTTTGTCTGTTGAGTTGTGTTTGCTTAGGTCGAGGACGAGCGAGCGCCACGAGCGCCAGCCGCACGACGGCCAACCGCTACACTGCGGCGACGAGCGCGGCCGGAACGGCCACGGTTTGCCAGTCTGCCACTGCCATAACCACCCATGCTTTTCACCTCCTTCCAAATATACAAAAAGGACTATCTTTCGCAGATAATCCTTTTCGTTATATTTATTCACCAATGATTTTGCTCAAATATTCTTTTGAGCCTTTGCCGATTCGCGCAAACTTCATATCTTCGGTCTTAATCGGACGCTTGACCGCCCGCGCGAATTCCTTGCCTTCGATATACTTTAGATCGGTATCGAATTCGAGGGATGCGAGAAATTCCTCTTTCTGCGCTCTGCTGGTAAAACAGATACAGCACCAGTATTCAGTGTCGCACATATCACGGAATCGCTTGTTCTCAGCGCCCATGCGCTCACGGAAACTCTTTTCTACGTCTCCCAGTTCATCGAGGCACTCGCTTTCGAGCTGCTCTAATTCAATGTGATCGTCTTTTGTTTCCTTAACTTCGTCGTCGTTCCAATATCCCATTACAGTTCGCCCCTCCTGAATAACTCCAACTCTGCCAGCGGGAACCATGTGATAATCTTCTCGTAGTCCCGCGGGAAATTCTCCTTGATCGGCTTCAAGAACCGATAATCAATACCATCGAACGTTCTGCCGAACAGCTTATAGTCTACCGGCAGGCGAACACCGCTTGCATCAAATTCGCGCAGCAGGTCGGCTTTTACCCAATCGAACACCGGATAGAACCGCTTTGCATTGTGGTTGATCGCTCCATGTGTTTTCATGGCGATACGCCGCATAGGGCTATCTGCCATTCTAACGCCAGTCGCAGTGTATACGCATTCCGGCAGGCGCTTGCATTCGCGGATGATCTCGCCAATTTCGGCATCGTCATATTCTTCGCCCGGCAAGTCCAGTGCCTCGATCTTGGTTACATGCTCCGGCGATTGGAAGACCAGATTTCGCAGCAGCCGGTACAGTGATCTATGCGGCAGTCTGTAAATGTGAGTTCCGAAAAAATCCTCATAGTATGCGAGGCTATTTTCGACGAATTCCAGACCCGGCACAGTGTAACAATAATACGGGATTACATGCTTGAAATACTTCCTCAGCTGCAACCACGCTGCAATGCTGTCCTTACCTGTGGAAAATGCTAAGATCGCGGTATCGCATTCCTCTGCCATAGTACGGCACAGGCTCTCGCCGCTGCTTGCATCTACTCTATCATACACTACGCTTTGTCCTCCTTGTCCTTGTCCATCTGGACGCGCACAGCGCCCAATATGTAGGTACTTACCGCCTTGCCTGCATCGGCTGCGGCCTGCCTGATCTGTGCGCCCTCCTCTTTTGTTGGACGCAATGTGATTGCATCTCTGCGCCGGTTGTATTCGATGCTTGCCTTCTTCTGTGCTTCTGTGCCTGTGTACTTTTGCGCTGCCATTATCAGCCCTCCTTGTACACATATCATACTACTTTTGCCATCTGTCAGTCTACTGACATATTGCACAAATCAGTCAACTGATATTTGTGCAGTTTTCCTCTTGTTTGTGTCAGTCTACTGATATATAATATAGGCACAGTAAATGAAACGAACACCGAAAGGAAGTAATCAATATGACCGCAACCGAAAAAATTGCAATCGCAAAGATCGCATCACTGACCGATGACCAGCTTTTCGCTACATGGGAAAGCACCGAGAAGCACGACAGAGAAAACTACATGGCGCAGGTAATGCTTCGCGGCTGGTGCATGGATGAGATCGAGAAGCGATACCCGGAAGGCTTCGATGAATGGCTCGATTCTGACGCACTGGACAGCGAGCTTCGCCACTACTGCATTGAGTAAGGAGGTAAATACAATGACCACCACAGATATTTTCGATCTCATCTATAAGCGCTTTTGCACGGAGTACAGCGACAGCAGCCGCGGCAATTGTGAGCGCTGCCCCCTTTACCGCCCCTGCGCTATGTGCGAATGTATGCCGGATGACTACTGGGCCTTGCCGGATGACAAGGCGGAGCAGATTTTTAAGCAGGGACTTACCGAAGCCCTCGTCGCTTACGACGCACAGCACTAGCGGAACATATCAAAAATACTTTTACGCAAAAGTATTAACTTTCGCATAAAAGTATTGACTTTCGTGTAAAAGTTTGCTATAATAAAAATACAGAAAGAGATAAGAAACAAAGCAGGAGGTAATTATTATGTTAGCAACTCTCACTCTGTTCTGCGAGCCAGCCGAACGCCTCGACGAAGCAAAATCCACGCCGAACTATCCCGTCAAAAAGTATGACGCTTTTGTCGTTACCGAGGACAGCGTGGAATCCGACCGTCAGGTCGGTAGACTTGGTTGGAGCACCTACGGCGGCTCTATTGCCTTGCGGCGTGTCCTTATCGAGATACCGGAAGGTGTGCATTACGGCCGCTGCAATTTCGGCGGCTATCATAGCACGGGGATGGAATACTACGGCGACTACGACGCGCACGACGGCAATCTTTGCTTAGTGCCTGTCACTGTCGGCAAGCCTGCCAGCCTGCGCGAGCACGGCGAAAACCTCGAAGCCGCATTCGATGCCGCGATTGATTCCGGTATCTTTTTCTCCATCCCGAACGAGGACGGCGGCCGACACACGGAACGCGCCCACATTTACAAGGTCGGCGAGGTCATGGATAAGGCACACGGCGATAAATGGCCAAAAGGCAAAATCTCCGTTGCAGATATCCGCGAAGCCGCAGGCTTAACCCAGCAGCAGCTTGCAGACGTGACCGGCATTCCGCTGCAAACCTTGCAGCAAATCGAAACCGGTAAGATCACCGCCTACGAGGCAGGCGAAAATTACCGCGAGAAGATCGCCGAAGCGCTGAACTTTTACGACTATCAGAGTATTTTCTAATCGAAAGGAGCACCCAACAATGAATAAAGTAATCCGTGGCAAGCGCTACAACACAGAGACCGCCAAATTAGTCGGCACCTGGGAAGCCAACGAGCCGGAAAACTCGGATTTCTGGGAAAAGGAAGAACTCTACCAGAAGCGAAGCGGCGAATTCTTTCTTATCGGTCAAGGCGGCGCACAAACGCAGTATGCACGTTTTTCAATGAGCGGCGAAAGCAAGCCGGGCATTGAACTTCGTCCGATCGAGCCGGAAGAAGCGTCTGACTGGGCCGAGGAACATCTCACGGCCGATGAATACGAAACGCTTTTCGGACCGGTTGCCGAGGACGGCAGCCGCGGCCGCATTACTCTAACGCTGCTCAACTCCACCATTGACACCGTGCGCCGTGAAGCACAGCGCCGAAAAATGAATTTTAATGAGTACCTCGAAAAACTCATTGCACAGCAGATGAAGGAGGACCAGAAATGAAAGTTCAGTTATTCTCCACGCCTTCCGCGTATCCCGCGTATTATCTCCGCTTGAAAGATGGCGTTTACGATCGAGTAAACGCATTTCCCGCTCCTTGTACCGCACCGGGAACGCCGATCGACCAGCGCTATGCACGCGCAATCGACAAAGACAGATATTTTCCGGTTATCACCTCATCGCATGACGGATATATCTTTTTCGGTCTGCCGAAAGGTGCCGAAGTTTACACCGCAGCCGAGGTGGCCGCCATTGACCGCCCGAACCGCGTCAAAGAATAAAATACCTTGTTTCTCTATGACAAACCCCGCTCACCAAAGCCATAAGGTGAGCGGGGTTTTCCATTATACGACTGTTTCGGTTTTGCAGGACTCGCACCCGCTTTCAGCCACTATGCAAACCGATATACCTCCACAGGGAGGTATGAACGCTATCGTCGCGTCTGTACGTCGGGCTTTTACCGAGGCTTGCGCCGCTGTCCAGAACGGTTTGTATGAAATCCAGAGAGGTAATAACCTCACTTTCGCAAGTTTACTTGTGTTCCGTCCTGTGTGATTAGGTATGCTTATCGCAAGAGATAAACAGGCTGGTGCTCTTTCGCGGCGTGTACTTAGCCGCCCGAAAGCGCCGTATCGGCTTTGCAACTTTGTACCGGTTGTTTTGCTCTCGGCTCACTAAGTCCGTGTGAGTGCTTATCCGGGCAGCACTCGCCCTCTCATTATGGGCTGTTCGGCGTTGCTCTCCGTCGTGTCGCAGTTGCTATCGGTCTGTAATCCGGCTGATTTCCTCGTAAGGTTACAGCGGGGAGCGACCCCGGTCGCGGCGTGCCTGCAAGCACCCGCTGAACTCTGCAAAGCTGTTGCAGCAGCTCCGCATACGTTCGGAAACAGATTGTCCGTCTTTCCGGACTGTCAGAATATTATCGTCCTCGTTGGAGGCGTTTTGCTCCCTCTGCCTCATGCAGCTTCGGGAACAGATTGCCTTGCACGTTGTCCACCATGCAAGGCTTGCCAAAATTCCGCCATGTTGCCCTTGGCTAAAAAGATTCCATACGTTACCCGTCCGGCCTCGCGCAGCCATCCGGGCATGTTTGCGGTGCCTGTCGCCCGTAGACACCGCATTCCATTCTCATTGTAGCGTAAATGTTATTACTCCGTCACCCTCATGCAGGCTTTGGAGCATATCGGCGCGCCGCGCAAAAGACACGCCGAAAGAATAGAAAGGATAATCAATGCCTTCGTTCCGCGAAAGGCGTTTTGCTCCTCTGCCCTCATGCAGACTTTGGAGCAGGTCAGCGGCAGGTCTCCCCACCGCTTTAAAGGTGTTTGGGGTTAAACAGAAAGGCTTGTCACCCGTCAGCCCTCACGCAGGCTTTCGGGCGTGTACCCGCCTTTCGGCGGGTTGAAAGCGGAGGAACGAAACTCCGTGATTCCGCCCTTTAGGGCTTTTATCACGATGTCATTATACCACCATGTTTAGTATTATTGTGTATTGTGTTTTCCACAACGTTATGCACAGCCTGTGCGTATCCGTTCCACTGCCTTTAAAGCTCTTACATGCATTTCGCCCTTCACATGGGATTCGCTGTAATTCTGGTTACGCGCCACGTCCCTCCATTTGCATCCGTTTACATACCGGTCGGTTAGCAACGTCCTGAGTTCGTTGCTCGGAACTTTTGCGATCGTGCTGATAATCTCAGCCCGCACCAGATCAAGCCGCTCCTGCTCTCGTTTGATTTGATTGTTCAACTCAATGTACGCATCCGCCTTATTCGCAGTAACATCACCGCCACCGCCCGGCGTTTCCTTAATAGTCGCCGTTGCACTCGTCGCTCGTGTCCATGCTTTTACACGAGCGTTTTCCAACGACGCAATGTAGCTCTCGATTCCTACGGCACGCAAAAGCCATTCCTTAGTCGTCGTGTGCCACTACCTCCTCCATACCGTGCTGTGTATATCGCCTGCGGCGGCTGATTCTCGCCGCCTTGCGGACGCAACCCACACCCGGTTCACATCCGCGCGATTTCCCCGTGTCGATTAAATAATGACACGCCCATAGTTTATACCCTTGGCTCGTACCCAGTACTCGCCAGTATGCGCACCCAGCGCATTCGCTTTTCTTTTTTATGCTAATGCTATTCCATTCTCCCACAGTTCTTCAATCAGATCGTCGATTTTAACGTATTTTCGGGCGATGCTGTCTGCGAGGTAGTTTGTTTCGTCCCATATCCGCCGTAATCGGTCATAGTCGTACCCTTCTTTATCCCGTAGAACGCTAAACATAATTGCCCATGTAGACGCAACCGCCGTGTTCGTTGCGTCGCGTTTGGCTTTTTCTATGTCACCCTGCGTCGCCGGTATTCGGTATGGGTTGACTTTCTTTTTCTTCGCCATTTCCGTACCTCCAATTTTCATACCGCCGCATCTCGTCCAGATACTGCCGCATCTCCACGCTGTACCGCTTCACTCGTCCATCCGCTCCAACATATCAAGGTACTTTCTCGCCATCGCCGCCACCTGTATAGCCTCGCAAGCCGCAGCTTCGGCGTACTGCCCAACCAGTGCCACCTGCAGCGACGTTGGGATACCGTCACGGATACGGTGCCAGAGCTGCTCCATTGCCATTTCGATACTGGCGCATTCTTCTTGCAGTTCCTCGGCTTCCTCCTGCATTACCGCCCACCCCTCATGCGGGCTATGGAACTGTGGGAACCGCTCATTTGCAGCTTCCAGTTCCTTTTCCACGAGCTTTTCAACATCTTCACTCACTGCGTTCATCGTTTTCCTCCTGCGTAAACGCCGCTCCGCAATTTGCGCAGAATCGCGGCTGTCGATACCTTTCGTTCATCGTCATCATCGTATCCGCACTGCAAGATATACACTTGTAAACCTCGGTGTACCATTCCTCCACGCCCATCTTGATGTACTTAGCCGTCATGCAAATCCTCCTAACGCTGCTTTAAGCAGCATAATCGCCAGTGCTGCTAACGTGCAGCCTGTAAATACCAACAACATTCCGATCAATACGCGGAACGCAATTTCTTCAAAATCCACCGTATCACCTCAAACACAAATCATCGGCGGGTGCGGAATCTCCGTATCTACCGGTCTCCACAGGTGCAGGCAGTACGGATGGTTATTGATGTACTCCGACTTAGGCGGGTGGAATTGCATAACGCGCTCGTCCTCGCCGAAAAACATATCCTTAATAGCGCACATCTCGTCCCACGTCGGGCAGCACTTGCGCTGTGCAGAGCCGGGCGAAACGCTGACGTGCTCCCATCCCATGCCGTTGCTTGCGATCACCCGGAACGACTTGCCGCCGACATACACCTTGAAAACACCGTTTCCGCTGTCGCCGGTGCATCCGTAAAACTCGCGTTCTCTGTCTTTCAGTCGGAACTTGTCCAGCTTGTGCAGGTCAATCATACAGGTTCACTCCTTCAATCTCCGCACGGATTTCCAACGTATACAGATAGTCAGACATGTGCTCACGCTGTGCTTTTAGCAGCTCGATAGGGCATTTCAGCGTAAAATCAAGCGTGCCCGCCGCGTGCTTAACAAGTAGCCGATTCAGCTTTTCATAGCGTTCCTTCGTCTCGTGGTACTCGCGCTTCATGCGCTCCTGCCATGTGTCCGGCGCAGCGTTCTCGCCCTTCGGTTTATCGATCGTCCTCTTCATCAGCCGCAGCGCGTCCGCGCACATCGCTCTGAACTCCCGAAACTCTGTTGTATTCAATTTCCAGATTTCAACTGCATTTTCCGTAATCGCGTCTACAATCTTGATAGCTTCATCAATCGTCATTTTTCATTCTCCTTTCTCTGCGTATCTGTTTTGCTGCGTCATTAGTCATGCGATGTCACCGTAACCGGAACGATCATCTCTGGCAGGAAATTCACCTCGTAGTGGAACTTGTCCACGTAAGCTCCGCTGACGTCCTCCACAACGTAGATCGTCCAGTCGTTGAGGTACACAAGGTGTTTCTTGTAAACGCCCTGCCCGGTCTCGACAGTCACCTCCAGCTCGTTCTCGCTGTTGTTCGAGATGGCGAAGTTGCCGATCAGCTCAAACACCGGCTTGTCCGTACGCGCGTTGATGACTTCCAGACGGCGCGTGACGTTGAAATTGTCCGCCTCCTTCGAGATGTTGTACGCAACGCGCTCGCTCTCCCTGCAGGCCGACAGACTACACATCATAGCACCGCAGAGCAGTGCCGCCATGATTTTCTTTTTCATTTTTGTTCCTCCATGTATTTTCTCATAATTTGAACCGCCATGCGGCAGGCTTCCTCGCACGCAGCCATCATCTTCTCGTAGCCGTCCAGCTCGCCATAGTATTTGATCTCTCCTAACGCCTCGGCCGAGGTTGCCGGGTCGAGGATGCGGATTGCTTGGTTAATCGTCATACTGTCCACCTCCATAATGTTCAACAATGTACTGGTTCGCCGTGGTTTCCGGCGCGGTTTTCCATGCAATCAAGTTGGGTGAATCAGCAATTAGCAAGAACGCGCCAAACATCAACGAAGTCACAGCCAGCAAACCCCACACGGTATCATCGCGGATAAAACCAAAAATCGTTGAAACGATTGCAAGGATTATCATAAACGCGCCAAACACGACAAACACAGTTGCCTTTGCCGTTCCCTGTGCCACAACCTCCTGCACCAGTGTTTCCGGTGTAACGCCCATCTGAGCGGCGATTTCAGCAATGGTCATTCTTCCACCCTCCTTATAGGTTCGTATTCTCCTAAAACATAGTCACTTGCTCGTTCTAAAAGAGCCGGATTATCTCTGAAAAATCCCAGTCCTTTGTTGCAGCTGTTGCATAACATGCCCCGAATCCTTCCGGATTGATGAGAATGGTCTATTACCAAATTCTTTTCGCTTCCGCAGATTTGGCATTTTCTTATTAGTGAATCGTATTCTTCTTTGGTTATTCCGTATGCGCTTTTTGCTTTCGTAAAAGCAACCTTGTCTTTGTTTTTATTGACCCAGTTTCTATGCTCTTCTCTGCATTTTTCGATATTATTTTTATATCTTTCAGCGCTTTGTTTTGAGCAGCACTTTTTGCACCAAGAAGTCAGCTTTCCTTTATGTCTGCCTGATTTCTGAACGTAAAATTCAGAATCCTCCAATAATTTCCCACAGCGAGGACATTTTTTCAAAGCACGTTTCCTCCCTAACAGCCCGTCCACCGGACAGCCTCAATCGCAACAGGTTTCTTGCGGTACTTCATTCTTTGCTCTCCTTTCATTCTTTCGGATAAGCGTCTTTCTTACTCTTTGTGCGGATTCGCTCAAAGGCAGCTTCGACCAGTTCACGCCAGAATTTGCAATGTGCCGCAATTTCAAAAATCGTTTTGCTGCCGATAAACAACAGACACCAGAGCAATCCAAGCAGAAGAATCAAACCGCCAAAAATTACGGTAGCGCAAACATATGCGTTGACAATCGGGGCAGGGATGTTAAATATCATCGTCCGTAACCTCCATCTCTCGAATCAGCCGGTTCAGATACCACCGGCACTTCTTCAAATCCTCCACGCCGTTCTTGCTGCGGTGTCTCCACAGGTACTTAAACGCATTGCACAGGCAAAAGTCCTTTACCGCCTCTGCACCAAACGCCGCCGTCATCGCGTCAATGCACTCGATACCGCCGGACGTGTAGTGCGCCGGGTGGTTTACCGGGTCGGGCTTTACGTCCTCGCTGTTTTTCTCGACTATCTCGGCAATGGTGGGCGAGTTTTCTTCGATCACCTCAAATCCGAGATACTGCGCCACCTCCGCAGGGTACACATAGGCGTAATCTACGCAGCTTTGGCCTTTACGGCAACGCTTTCTGATTTCGCATTCTGTCATGCACGTTGCAATGCTGCCGCAGTTTGCTTCCAACATTGCCTCCGTGCTTTCGTAAACCTTCCCGTTTTTCTTGAATATCATCGTTCACCCTCCTGTGTCATTCTCTCAACGGCTTTCTTCACGCCTGCCATAATCAAGCACCACTCACCCACCGTTAAATACGCAGCTATATCGCGCACCGCTGTAACAGCGTCACGCGCCATTTTCGGTTCAATCGGCTTGTCCATGTCGGCTTTGGTGATTTCACGCATTGTCCGCCCTCCTGTTCCATGCTTCTTTTGCCTTTGGATGGGTATTATAGCAAGGGATTTGTGCGTGACACTTCTCGCAAATGATATAAGGTCTAAAATATAGGTATTCCACCGAGATTCTGTTGCTCCCGCAGAACGGGCAAGGTTTCAGTTCAGCCATTGTTAGCACCTTCCTTTTCCAAAGCCGTATTCTCTTAAATCACCGAATCCATATTCATCGCCCTTATTCGGTCTTTTGCTGCAATCCCAAATTCATGCGCTCCTGCGCTAATTCGCAGTAAGAAGCATTTGCATCTATGCCAATCCATCTACGGTTATTCTTTGCTGCCACAACAGCTGTAGTTCCAGATCCGGAAAAAGGATCCAGTACAATATCGCCTTCATTGGATCCTGCTAACACAAAGAATTCTACCAATTTTTCAGGAAAGCGTGCAGGGTGTACCACACCCTTCTCTTTACACAGGCGCAGAAACACATTATTGCTGCTGGTGTTAGAGATTGAGATAACCGTACCAGGATCTGCTCCACCATAGTTCTTCCAAACTTTTCCGCAGTCAAAGCTGTGTGTGCTTGGCCGCGTATTATCAGTTCGTTCTCCTTTTCCTTCGCCATTAAGGAATTTTTCCATCCCTTTTTTATAGGGCGTGCGGATAGGATCCATATTAAATGTCCACTCATCGCTTTTGCTAAACCAGAAGCAATACTCATGGGATTTTTTTGTTCTGCCATACTTTCCGCTTGAATAGACATTAGGGGGTGTGGCAGGATTATGCCATATGTAATCCCGTACAAGCTTAAATCCGATTTCTTCACAAAGCATGATGACAAGCTTGAACACAAACAGATGCTGGAATCCATCCACAACCTTGTCGTTAATATTTAGCACAAAACTGCCATTGTTTTTTAGCACCCTATAGATTTGTTCCGCCTTTGGTCGAAACCACTCGACATAGCCATCTGCTTCGATTTTTGTATTTGAAACACCATAGTCCCTCTGATCGGCATAAGGGGGAGATGTCAAAATTAAATCTATAGATTCGGTGTCAAGTTGTTTCAATACCTCTGTACAGTCGCCACATATAAAATGTGACAAGCTATTTTCTGTTGCCATTACTCTCCGTCCCTTCTCTCACCGTAGCTGCAAAAATCAAGTGGATAGGTTGTGAGCAAAATTCCGTGATGTCGAGGATGACAACAGTTCCAACAATCATCTTGATACTTGCAGTCCTTGCAACGCACCACCGGCGCAACGTCGGCGGCAGGAACGTCGCGCAACTCCCAAAGCGGATTAAGCCCCTTTAGGTGCGCTTCTCCGACTGCATCTTCCGCCGCTTCACGCTCAATATATTCAGCCATCATTATCCTCCCATTCCTCGCTTTTCCGATAAATTTCCTCTGCATAATCGTCCCTTCTCTATATCAACAATAACGCTCCGAAAACAAATCATTGAACACGTTGGCATCATAAATATAAATTTTCCCTCGTTCATCCACTACAATGAACTGATAAGGATACACAACTCGTACTACATTGGAGATATACAAATACAAATCTCCGCCCTCCTGTCTGCGGGCGCCAGCCGCTTCTGCCTTGCAGGAACGCAAAAATTCAGAAACACGATTATCGTCTTCCCCATCCCATTTTATCGCCCAGTATTTCCGTGGGCGCTTCTCAACATAATGCATCTTCGTCCCTCCCTATAATCTCTACTTCAATCCTCGGATTCTTCGCGTCCACATAAAACCAGTCTTCAAATCCCGCGATATTCTTCCATCCGTCGTTCGACAGATACCTCGCTTTCACAAGCGCATCCTGAATAACCTTGCGCCCAAACGCGCAGACATTATCCTTATCCCTCCGCCGGTCTTTTTCGTACCAGCGGTAGATCATATACACCGGCTCCTGAAACTCCGCACCGCCAAGTTGCCGTGCCGCGTGCATCACAACGGTTTCGCACTTCTTCTTGAGCTGTGCGCCTAAGTACCGATTGCGCCGTTCCGCCTCGATCAGCTCATTCAGTCCCGGCAGCGGGCCTTTGATTACAAATTTCATCTTTCACCTCTGCTGGCTTTCACTCGTGCCGCCCACTCATTTTCCCAGTCACTGGCGGCGGGCGCACCGTTAAACATCGGCGCATCCGCTTTGGGTTTCTTCGGCTTATCTCCGATTCTGTCCCAAATGATACCCTTCCAACCTTGCGACATACTCAGCCGGATAACCTCGGCTACTGCCTGTTCGCCGTTCTGCTTTACGCGGTTCTCAATGGCACTGAGCAGGCTTTTTAATCCTGTTGGCTTGTACCCTTCCCTGCGTTCAGCTTTGTATCTGAGCCAATCCTCGACCGCCGAGCGTACCGGTTCGCTAAACCGTTCCGTCCAGTCCGGCTCTTTTGGCTTTTCCGACTTTGGCGCTTTAGACTTCGGCGGACATTTTGCCGGTTCCGGCACTTCGTCCCGCTCGCAACTTTGGTACTCGTCGTACTTGCTGACCGCGATAACTGTATAGTGCCGATTAGTTTCCACCGTGATTTCGCCGGTCTTTTTCAGTTTACCGAGCGCCGTCCGTACCTGCTGCACAGACAATCCACTTTCCGCCGAGAGCGCCGCATAGCTTGTTGCGAACGCACCACGCGGTATTTCTATCCCCTGCCACTCACAAGCCTTGTAATTGGCCCTCAGCAGGACGTGAAGCCATAGCTTGCAGGTGGGGAGGTCTTTGTACCATCCCCACTCCGTAAGTGCACGGTGCAATTTAATGTGCCCGTTCATCGTCCCTCACCTTGTCTTAAAACGGCAGCTCGTCGAATTCTTCATCCGTTGAGATAAAATCGCTTTCTTCCTGCTTCTGTGGCTTTCCCTCGCTCTTGCCGCCGCAGAAGTCGATGCTTTCGCACTGCACTTCCCACGAGCGGCGCTTATTGCCGTTCTTGTCCTGCCAGTCACGGCTTTCCAAACGGCCGGAAACAATGCACATATCGCCCTTGTGGAACCATGTGCTTGCATGCTCTGCCAGCTTGCTCCACAGGCAGATATCTACAAAATCGCTCTGATACTGTCCGTCCGCGTCCTTGCGGCTTCTCTGTACGGCAAGCGTACCGCCCGCAACCGGCGTGTTGCTCTGCGTGTATCTCAGCTCCAAATCCTTGGTAAGCCATCCCTGTAAGATGATCTTATTCAGCATTTGCAAATCTCCTTCGTGATGTACGATTTCAGTTCTTCCGGCGTGTAATACACCCGAGCGCCGATACGCACGCAACGGATATAACCCGCCTTGTGGATTTCGTCCAGTGTGTCCACGCTGATGTTCAGCGCGTCCGCCGCTTCCTTGCGCGTAAGTAACAGCTTTTCCATTTATCGTCCCGTCCCTTTCGTATACTTCTGGTTTTCCTCGCTCCACATGGGATAGAGGCTTTGCAGGTACTCCCGCATTTCCCGCTTGATTTCCTTTCCGTCACCCTGATCCATTTCCCGGTGGCAGTCCGGGCACAGCATCACAAGGTTTGTCGTGATACCCATGCCTCCGCGTGCTCTCGATACAAAATGGCACGCTTGCAGCACACCGCCTTTCCCGCAGTGGCGGCAAATGCCGCCGTCCCTCTCCCAGCATTCGCGCCATACCGCCGGACTAATGCCGGTAAACTTGGTCTGCCGTCTCATTCTTCCATGTCCTTTCTCGCCGCGCGTTCCAACCTGCGCTTTGCCGTCCGGCGATTTGCTTTTTTCATCTTTGCCCAACCTCTGTGGTTATAAGCCCAGCACTCGTATTTGTGCGAAAATTCGCCGGGGTTTCTTGCAAATCTCTTGTAGTTTCCCCACTTCATACGCCGCGTTCCTTTCTTCCGGTTTCCCACTCGTCTTTCAACTCGCTTAACAGGCTGGGTGGCGCGGTTTCTACTCCGGCGTTTTTGCAATCCTGAATGCAGTTGTCAATCAACTGTGACATTTGCCGCTTGTCAAAATCGCTCGAACCATAATACGCAAGCACTGTTGTGCATCCGCTGATTTTCGACGCTCTGGTTTCAATAAACCTTCCGGTATGGTTACTCGCCCACTTTTGACCGAAACTCGCTACTGCCCTTGTCTGCATACACAGTACTTCATAGTTGCCAATGTCTTTGATATGTCGTCTGTAAATGCACTCCGGTGGTTCACCCATGGCCTTAGCCAGTTTTCTGCACAGTGCCCAGTACATCGCATTTGCGTCAAGGTCTCGTATTTCCTGCTTAGGCGCGATCTTGGCGGTATACACCTTACCATCTTTGAGTTTTTCGCACTCAACTCGTGCCATAGGTGCATTGCTGATGTGAAGACACAACCAATTTCCGAGATCGTTGTGTATTACGTGCGCACGATCAAACTCATGCGTCATGGCATAGCCTCCATTGCCTTCTGATGGTCTTTATCGTCCATCTTCTTGTTCAGCTCTACCATCAATGCGCCGTAATCATTCATTTTCAGTTTCGGAAGATCATCCAGCGGAAAACCGATGGTTTCTTCAAACTGCTTTTTCGTGGTTGCGCCCAGCGCTTTTGCAATCTTCTTAATGGTGGTTGTTTCCACCTCACCAATCACATCTTCTGGCGGCTTTTGCAGCGCCAGCTCCCGCTCGATTTTTTTAAGCGCAAAATGATATTCGTCATACGTTACCTCGGACGTAGTACGGCAGCCGGTAAGTCGCATAAGGTGTTCTTGTGCCTTGTCATTGCCGTAGACCTGTTGCAGCCTGTGCGCAAACGCCTGACAATCGCGTTTAATCAGCTTATCCGTACCTGCCCGCTCGGCTTCTCCAGAATACTTAGTCTGATCTTCTCGCACGCTGTCATCGTTCCAGTATACATCTGCGCCAACGCCGAGCATCTTTGCGGCAACTGAGATAGCGTCAGTATATGCCATCTTCCAGCATTCGTCTGATACCTGCGGGCCGTTTCTGGTCTGAGAAACAAACTGACTGCCGCCCGTGCCCGGAATAGCGTCCGACCATTCTCCGTCCGCTTTGATAAACAGATTGATATTGCAGAATGCACACACAACGCCGTCATGCGTTTCAAGCCACTGTTTGACAATCTCGGTTTTCCAGCCAATGCCGCACGGCCCGAATTGCTCCGTCAGCGTCTTAATGCGCCACATGGGGTTAATGTCGGTGAATCCTTTCAGTTTTCCGGCCTGAATTTCCTTTTTCGCTGTCTCCGGCACTGTGCGCAGCGCATTATACAGCGTCAGATTGTCGCTCATTCTTCATCCTCCTGCTCAAAGTCATAAACCGCCATTCTCAAATCATCGAGAAAGCTCTCGATTTCCTGCGGAAACAAATCCGTGTAATCCTCCAGATACAGGCCAATAGCAGTCTCGGCTTCCCGCATATCCTGCAGCTTGTTAAGCCGCTCCTGATCTGCCCTCTCCGGCGGCTCTAACGCCCGCTCAGGGCATCCGGTAATAGTATCACGCATTGCGCAGCGCCTCCAAAACGTCCTCGTCACGCACGATTTCCGTTTTCCCGTCTTTCGTTTTCGCCCATGCTTCATCACCAATTCGGGTGTAATATTCCTTCGCTCCGATAACCTTGCCATCATCGACGTTCATCAGCCAAACCGAAGCGGTACATCCCAGTGTAGAAACATTCATGTCAATGCCTGCATCCACTTCGCTGTCCTGTTTTTCAAGAACCAGATCAAGCAGGCTGTGAAACAGCTTCTTGTCTTTTGCCATTGCGTTTTCCTCCGTTCGGTGCTATAATCACCGTGTAATGTTTTTGCATGCCGCTGATTGGGTATCCTACCACCCGTCAGCGGCTTTTCTCATTCCTGCATGTATTCCAGCTCACCGCTGAGCGGTGCGAAACACTGTGGGAACACATTGCCATAAGCATCCCGCAGGAGCAGGAACCGCCATCCCATGCGATCTACTGTCCAGACGCGCTCCATGCACTCAGCGTGCACCGTGATGCGCTTCTGAATCCGTTTCAGCTCATCCAGTGAACAAACCTCGTTGTCCCTGAAATCTAAGCCGTCCTTCTTCCGCGGTGCAAACCGCAGCACCCGCGCCGTGTCAATCGGCGTACCATTGATTTTCACAATCATGTTATCACCTCCACTCCGTCCAGAAACAACCATCACCGATGCCGCAAGTACGGCTCATGAGAACCGGCTCGCCGTCATCGCCCTCGAAGATTTTGTCCTCGAAAGAATACTCCGGCTTGTCCTCGGTGCCGAACCATCCCTCGCCCTCGCAGGTTTCCGGGTTGTACTGGGTGAAGTACCAGCCTAACCCCTGCGGGACTTCTCGCTTGTCCCAGTCTGGCAAGCTAAACTGTCGGAAATATTCGTGCTTTGTCATTTTCGTTCCTCCGTTCTCATGCTGATCGTCTTTGCGCTCTCGCGCATATGCAGGCCGTACTTAGCGGCGTGCATCGCCTTGCCGATAACCCGGCGCTGCATGTCTTTGACTTTCAGCGTTTTCCTTCTCGCTTCCGTCATATCCTGTTTTCTCCCCTCAGCGGTAACGACCGCGATAGCGTTTCTGCTGCTCGTATGCCGCAAGCAACATGCTTGCCCTTGCGCTCACCATGCCGACAGCCAACAGCGCCAGCATGATAGCCGCACCGCTGAACAGGTCAATGCGGCCATTCTCAGTCATGCCACCAGAGAGCAGGACACCGAGAAAACACATTCCTGCAAGCCAGCCACAGCGTTTGTAGGTCATTTTCAATCCCCTTTCGCAGTTTCTTGTAACCCTCGAACGTAGTGAGAGGGTTATTCTTTTCTTTCTTTCTTAGAGAGTTAAATTTATATATATTCGACCGTAGGGAGAATATATATATATACTTCTTTTCTTTCTTTGTTACTTTCTTTCTTACACTTCTGTGTGTTGCTCCGTGTGTTATCCGTGTGTTATCCGTGTGTTATCCGTGTGTTATCTGTGTGTTGATGGTCTGTTGTTGGAGTGTTACGCAGACGCTTCCGCCTGCACCAATCGGTTAGCCACATCGGCCACATGATAGCGACCGCCAGTTAAACGCGGAACACCATCTAAATACCTCTGCACGGTACGATAACTAACGCCAAACCAGTCTTTTAACTGTTTTGTGGTAATATATTCGCACCCTGCGAACGTGCGTAAACGACCTTCAACCGTGCGCCTGCGGTTGCTTAATTCCGTTGCTGTCATTCGTTCAACCCTCCGCTTTCTGTGTGTTATTGGTGTGTTGATGGTTTGTTATCGGTCTGTTGCTTAGTGTGTTGATGGTGTGTTATCTCTCATCATCATCGTTGCCGCAACGCAGCATCGCACACACAATAAGCAGCGCCATTTCTACGCCCAGTGTTGCCAGCACTCCGGCAACAAAAGGTGGGATATACATCGGTGTTCACCTCCACTTGTTCGCCCCTTCCTGACCGTGGTATAATAGCCGGGAAAGGAGCATTCAGCATATCATCGGGTTTCTCTTCGCTTGGGAAACGCTCGTCTGATTTCAGCGTCTATATACACGTCGTAGACCTTGCAAAGCAGTGTGCAAACGCCGAATCCTAAAGCGAACCCAGCAAGCGCCGTGCCAAAATCACCTGATGAACAAACTCTTTTTACATTCATTGATCTCACCCTATTTCAGAAAGGATTGTTTTTATTGTTTCGTCCAACTAACCCGCAAAACAAAGCGCAAACACAAGCTGAATTACGCGATTGGGAAATGAAACGCGCCCATCGCGCTAAGCTCGAACGGCGAGAAAATTTCCATTATTGGATAACTACCGCCCTCGCTGTGTTTGCCTTTATCCTGTCTGTCGCATCGTTGTCATGGCAGGTATACAAAGACCTGCACCCTACCGCTTGTACCACTTGCGCATCAGCACAACCAGCACAACCAGAATAACCATCGTTGCGATGTTAAGCGACATCAGTACCGGATCCATTGATCTCACCTCCGCTTATGCGCTCTCGTTGTCATTCTCCACGCCGAATGCCCCGTTGGTAATTTCATCGTCCGTCGCAAACAGGTACGTGAACGGCTTCTTGAAATAGCGGCACAGTAGCTTGCATTCTTTCGGCGTAAACCGTCCGCTTTTCATTTTGGATTCATAGGCATTTCTGCTGATACCTAAGATATTACCCATATCATCAGATGTCAGACCGTGAAACGCTTTCATGCCCATCAAATTCGGATACATATTTGCACCTCCCTTCTCATTTGTTGGCGCTCCGCCAACCTGTGATTACAGTTTATCAGCAATACGCCAACTTGTCAAGGGATTTTTCAAAAAATGTTGACAGAACGCCAACTTAGTGTTATGCTGTACTCATAGGAGGTGAGCACATGGAATTCTACGAAGAACTGAAAGCTGCTCGCATTAAGGCCGGTTTAACCCAGCAGCAAATAGCCGACGAAATAGGCATTACAAAGAGTACCTATTGTGGATACGAAACTGCAAAGCGAAACCCTGACCCGCAGAGAATCAAACAGCTTGCAAAGGTTCTTCACATCTCTGCCGATACCTTGTTAGATACCGGCATAGAAAAAGAAAAAGCCCCCGCCTCGACCGAAGCCGAAACGAGGGAAATCACAAGAGAGATGTCTATTGAGTTGTTAAAGGCTCTCGGATTGCTCGACCAGTCCGGCAACCTTTCCGACGATGATCTCGCGTTTCTTGCGCACATCGTCGGATTGCTCGAATGGCGTTTCGGCGATCATTCGTAGCGCATTGTATATGCGCAGCGGGTTTGTGCATGAATTGAGCATTGCGGTAAAACGGTCGATGTTGTCCATGATGTTTGGTTCCTGCCTTTCCTGTTGTATACTCCTATGATATTACCTTAAAATGGAAATATCAATAAGAACCGTTCGCCTTTATCTGACATATAGTATAGCGAACGTTTGTTCGATTTTCAAGAGGACGCGAACAGCCTTGTTGAAAAGTCCAATAAGCAGGACTTTGGGTTGAGTGTTGTTTTACGCGAGCAGGTCTCGGAAGCGCTGAACGGCGCGATCGTTGTACTTAAATACATCGACTTCCTTTGCCGAGTACGGAGACTTGTCGTGGTACCATGCACCGTATTCGTCGGTTTTCATGCCGTATGTGTTGGCAAGATTGCCGATGGCCTGCTTGCTCACGCCGAACATCTTGCCGATCTCTGTAGCGGAGTAATGATGTTGGGTGGTCTGCGGCAGCGGGATAACCTCACGGCCTGCGAGCACCGTGCTTGCGTAGCTTGCGCATACCTGACGGTAAGTATCCGACTTTACCTGCGCGGAGATACGCAGCCACAACGACGCTTCACGGGCGCGGCTGTTGCGCTCCATAATGTCAAGGCGGTTCTGTTGTGCCGGTGTGATCTTGTATTCGCCGGTCTTGCGGATGGACGGAAGAACCTCGGAAGTAACCCAGTGTTTGAATTCCTTCGCCGTCGGCAGTTTGCTGGACAGGATAAGGCTGTACAGACCGCTTTCGTTGATGATGGTAACAGGCTGCTTGCCACCGGGGGTTGTCATTTCAACCACCCCTTTGTCTTCGTTATCAATGTGCTTGCGAACCGCCTGTGCGGTATCGGAATAGCCGAGAATTTCCGCTACGTCCTTACCGACAAACCACGGCTCGCCGTTTTTCTCGATGGTGCGTACCTGCTGTTCATTATACTTGAATGCAACGATGTTGTTTTTCATGTGTCTGCTCCTTTCGGGTGGTATGGTTAATTACAGTAATTCTTTTGCAGCCTGCACTCCGGCTTTTAAGCCGAGAGCAAACGCATCGCTTTCAAACTTCTGCGTGCAATCGGCCATCATGCTAACGAGCTTATCGTTCTGCTCATTGGTCAGAGGCAAGGAGCGAATGTATTCGCTCAAATTCTGCGCAAGCTGCAAAGCCTCTTGTGTGCGGCTAAGGCAATATCCCGAAAAATCCATTGTGTTAGCCCTCCATATCTTCCGGAATATCCGTGCCGAGGATTTTGTTGAAGAAATATACCTGTCCCTTGCCGGTAATCTTCGGCGTGCGGCTGATGGTGGTGTGACCGTCCGAGTGGGTAATCACAGTTTCTTTGATCTCGAACAGACCGAGTTCCATGCTGCGCTGGGTAGGCATATTGTAATCACTACCCTTACGCTTGACAAGATAGCCGTTTTCACGCAGCCATGCGAAGAAGCGCTTGCCGCCCATATCCGCGCCGTTCTGACGGAGAATCTTCGCAAAGTCGAAAATCAGGATGGAAGTTTTGGACACGGTAACGCCCTTTGCAAAATGGACGAGCGGTGCATCGAGCTTCGCCTGTTCGGCAGCGTGGGAAAGCAGCTTGTCCTTTTCCTCAATGGTTTTCTGAGCGACAAGCAGGGCTTTCGCCATCAGTTCCTCAGGGCTGAGAGTTTCCTGGCCGGCAATGTAGCCGCCGTTCTTGCGGATAGAGGGAATAACGTCGTGAGTAATCCAACGCTTGAATGCTTTAGCCTCTGGCTTGCGAGAGCCGAGAACCAGAGTGTACAGGCCGGGTTCATTCACGGCGTTTACCGAAAGCCCGTTGCTGGCACCCTCGATTGAAACGAGGGTGCGCTCATCAGCATCTAAACGGCGCATGGCATCGGTGGGATTTCCGATTTCAAGCGCCTTGCAAACGTCAGCTGCTACAAACCACGGCTCGTTCTCAATGTTTAGCGTGCGAACCTCGCCAAATTCAGGGTTAGTAAATGCAATGATTTTGTTATCCATGGGTTAATTCTCCTTTTCTACAAGTTCGTTAAGGGGTACGTTCAAAGCACTTGCGATCTTGCTTGCCATCTCTGCCGAGCAGCTACGTCCGTTGCGAATGCCGGAAACACTCGAAACGGAAATACCGGCAAGCGTCGCAAGTTCCTTTCCTCGCATACAACGTTTTGCCATCGTTGCGGCAAGGATTACTCGATCAATACGCATATATCCTCCTTTCACTATTTGCGTTTGCATATGTCGTAATTTAATTATATGTGCGATTGAACAGTATGTCAATATAAATTTGCAAACGCATTCACGGAGGGGATATTATGACCGTAGGAGAAAGAGTAAAAAAACTTGCAGAAAAGCAGGGTATTTCGCTTCGAGAGCTTGCTAAAAAAGCTGAATTGTCGTATAACACAGTTTATTCTATTACGCGGCGTGGTAGCGAACGAGTTGCGCCAGACACTATTTCTCGGCTTGCAAACGCACTCGGCGTAAATGTGAACGAGTTGACCGCAGATGCTTCAATCCGTGTAAACAGTGCGCCGGAAATGGTGGAGCTACAGCAGAAAGTAGCAGCTGGTCAGGCAACCGAGCAGGAAAAGCAGGCATGGCTCGAAGCCAATCTAAAAGGCTTAGAGCGTATGCAACACTCAATCGAATTCATGCTGCACGATCTCGCGCAGTATGATGAGACACAAAAAATCGCCCGTCAATCTCGGCTGACCACAATATTCAATCAGCTTACCGAGGACGGGCAGGAAAAAGCATTGGATTTCCTTGAAATCATGCTCGGAAATCCGAAGTATAAGAAATAAAAGGGAGGGTAACTCAGTGGATGTTAATTTGCTGAACAACGAAAAAATTGTTACCGAATGCACATACGCACCGCGATTTTTCATGTGGTACAAAATTTCCATAGCCCTATGGAGTGTGTTTACCGTTGCTGTATTCTTCGGCGGCGTCGCGATAGGAGGAATCGTAAACGGTTTAGAATCCGCTTGGCTGATTGCTGTTATTGACGCGCTTGTAATATACGGAATGTATGCACAGCAGCAAACTAAACTCGTTTTAACAAATAAGCGTTTGATGGGCACGAAAGGCATTTTCAAAAAAGAAATACTCGATGTTCCGCTTGATAAAATCGACAATGTATCTGTGAAAACAAAATTTTCGGAAAGCATTGGCGAAATTTCCATATACAGCAACAGTGGCATCTATACGATGCAGAAGTTTGACCGTCCTGTTATCATGCGGCTTGCTATATTAGAGCAAATCAACATTTATAAACAGGAGCAGGCGGAAATGCACGCGCAGGCGATTGCAAAAGCCATGAAAAATGCGTAAACAAAAAAATAACGCCCACCGGCGGCAACCGGCGGACGTTATACGGGGGTAGAAATCTTGTGCAACGGAATTCTACCCTCTTATTATATCGAAAATAGGAGGAAAATGCAATGCCACGTCGAAAAAAAGACCCTCGCGGCTTTGTCCGTGAGACCGGAACGTATATGGGAAAGCACTACGACCTGAGAGCAAAAACCGAAAAGGAACTCAACGAGAAAATCAGGGCAAAACGCGCAGAGATCGAATCCGGAAGTAAACTCATTGAAGCCGGTGTTACCGTAAAGGAATGGGGGAAACGCTGGGTAGAAACCTACAAGTCCGGCGTGAAGGAATCCACGCGCAGGCTGATTGAGGGACGGCTTGTGAACTACGTCTATCCCTACATTGGGGATATCCCCGTTAGCAAAGTGCGTCCGCTGAACTGTCAGGAAGCGCTTAACTCTGCGGAAGGACGTGCGCCGGACACCGTAAAGAAGGTGCAGCAGGCAATCGAGCAGATGTTCCGCGCAGCCAAACAGAACGGCTTGTGCGTCAATAATCCTGCGGAAGATTTGAAGATACCCCGTACTGGCAAGCAGACGAGCCACAGGAGCATTACAGACCGAGAACGTGTTATTTTACTGGAAACTGCAAAGACGCATCCTGCGGGGACGTGGGTGCTTACTCTGCTGTATAGTGGCTTGCGTCCGGCGGAAAGCCTTGTGCTGACATATGCCGATATTACAGGCGGTATGATTACCGTTAACAAGGCATACGACCGGGACACCCGCGCCGAGAAATACCCCAAGTCAGACGCAGGCGTTCGCAAAATCCCGATCATCCCACAGCTTGCCGCAGTCCTGCCGAAAGCCGGTTCGTTCGGTGAATTGGTTTTTCCACGTAACGGGCACTTGTACGATGATAAGTCCATGCGTGCCATGTGGCAGGGTTTCCGCGCCGCTATGGATGATACCGAACGTGAGTTGATCGCGGCGGGGAAAATCTCACCCATTGCCGAGCAGCTGCCGCCTATCGTTCCCTACGATCTGCGCCACACGTTCTGCACGGATTTAGAGCGTGCGGGCGTACCGCTCAACGTCGCAAGCAAACTCATGGGACACGCATCTATAGAGATCACCGCCAAGATTTACACTCACACCGGCGAGGATATGATTGAGCGTGCAGGTGAGCAATTAGCCGCCTTGTTCAGTCCCACATTTAGTCCCATCAGCGAAGTGCAAAAAACGCCTATGGCTGACATTATGCGAGAGCTGCAAGAACTTCGTGCAGCAGTGCTCAAAGCCGTATAAAATAACAAAAAAAAGCCTTGTTTCAATGGATTTACCAAAGAAACAAGGCTTTTTAATGTGGAGCTGCTAACCAGATTTGAACTGGTGACCTCATCCTTACCAAGGACGAGGTGAAATTTCGAAACCCCACAGTATGTCTGAACTTTTGACACTTCAAAAATTTTAGTCCCATGTTTAGTCCCACTCGACCTATACATTGTACCACAGATAGCGTGGGACTTCAACACCGCAATGAAGGGAGGGCATTTGCCCTCCCTTCATTCAATGCTTCACAACATACCGATAGTATGCCGCTTCCTTATTTTTCACTGCGTCCTTGTCTTCGAGCCAGAACGCACAAGCAGCGTCAACATAGTAATCAATGTTGCGGATGCCGTGTTTCTCGTTGACCTTGCCAAAGTCGGAGTATACAGCGTTCATTGCCACCCAGAATTCTACCGGGTCGTAATTCAAGTTGTGCTGCTGCATTACCTGCTTACACTGTTCAAACGTCCAGTGCGGGCCGGTCGTGCCATCAGCGTTCTGCATGTTGTGCAGCCATTCGTCCGCCATGTCCTTAGTCATACGTCCGGTGTGCGTGCTGGACGCATAGCCCATAGTGCGATCAGAACCGTGCGTCTTGTCACCTACATAAGAAGTATCCCCCATGTAAGCATCATCGTCACGAAAGCCAATAGGGCGCATCTCGTCCTCGTAATCGGGGTACTCGTCATACTCCGGATATTCCATGTTGCTTTTTGGTGCAAAGCGTCCGTCAGAATAACGGCGATAATTCCGCATCTCCGGTTCGCCGCCGTGAATACGCTCGTCATAGTAACCGTAAGGCTCAATATGATTGTACCGATACCGCACGCCGTAATGCTGGCGATCTTCGGGGTACGTCTTGCGGATTCTCCATTCCTCCGGCGAAGCATTCTCTCGGCGGGTGTGCTGCATCAACAGCATTCGGGTTCCTCGTTTCATGATGATACCCCCTTACACCGTCGGCGCTGTGCCGTTAATAGACCGAAGCGCGTCAGAATGAGAGCAGCAGGAATTACCGAGCATTCGGAAACTGCCGCCGCTGGGCGAAGTGACAACGCGGCACAGGTATTTGTGACGGGTGTCCAGATTAAACACTGTCGCCTGTGCACCGTTGCATTTCAACAGCGGATACGTTACCGTTCCGTCGCCGATTGTGATTACTACCGGTGCGCCGATGATCGTTGTTGACGGAATGTTCTGCGCGATTACGATTCCGTAAACGCAGCCGTTCTGGTAGTCACCCGCCGGAATGTTCACCGTCAGTACACCGCTTGTGTAAGTGACCGCCTGTGAGATACGCAGGTTCGGACACAGTTTTTGTACAGGCTTGCAAGCCATAACTATTCCCTCCTGTCAAAGGCAGGGGGATTGCTCCCCCTCCTGAATATCGTATCTCAGCAGCCGCAGGTGTTGCAGCCGCAGCCGGAAAACTGGTAAGGTGCCGGAACCGGGAACGCCGGTACCGGAGCCGGACGCAGAGCGTTTACAAGGTAGTTGTTCTGCGCCTCCTGAGAAGCCGTGAACTTCAAGGTCTGGTTCTCGTTCTGGAGTGCCGCGATCTTCTCTGCCTGACGGGTGTTCTCCATTGCATCCAGTCGTGCAATGATACGGTCGGTGTCGTTGTGGGTAGACTGGATAATGTCGCGTGCGTTGGTTGCCGCGTTGTAATTGGTGTCACAGAAACCGCGTTCTACCTGTCTCTGGGTGTCGCAGCAGCAGCTTGCCATCTGCGTGCCGAGTGCGGTCAGGCC